AATTGCATTAGCCTTAGCAGCGGCATCGAGTTCGGCAGCGGCCATAGCGGCTAGAGTTGCAGTGTGCTCGGCGCTGAGATTTTGGAACGCCAGCACTGCTGCGCTTAGGTCGGCCTGCGTTGCAGCGAGTGCGGCTAAAGTCGCCGTGTGTTCAGCGTTGAGTGTCTCAAATGCCTGCGCGTCAGCACGGGCGGCAGTCAGCGCCTCAAGCGCCTCGGCGAGGGTATTAGGAAGCTCCATATACCAATGCCCGCGATGTAAAGTAAAACGCCGCGCGAGCGTGGAACTCGGGCGGCGGTTAAGGTGAAATGAAGGACATCAACGCTAACCCACAAGCGCCAACAGTCGCGCGTACGCTAACTCTTCAGTGGCTACCTTGTCAATCAATTTGTTTGACAGTGCCCGGCTTGCCAGAAACGCCTGCCCGCGCATTGCCTCGGCGGGCACGTTGCGGTTGCGTAACACGTTAGAGCGAAAGAGTTCAAAGTTGTCCTGGACGTACTCAGTGAGCGACGCACGTTGAGCAGCCGTAAGCTCCGGCCCCATCATCGCGCCTTTGAGATCGCCCTCGGCGTTGGTGATTGGATCCCATTCCATGCCCTCCTCAGCCCACATCGCGGAAGTCGAGATCCATGGAATGATGGCGCCAATGCTGCCCACCGTCGCGCTCGGAGACGCCCAGATTTCGCGGCAACTCACGGCGATGTTGTACGCAGCCGAGCATGCCAGTCCGTCAGTGTAGGCGAGCGTTGGAATCTGGCGGGAGATTACTTGCAGCGCGTCGGCCACTTCAGAATTGCCATTACAAGCGCCGCCGGGAGAATCAATCTCCAGCCAAATTCCACGGCAGCGTGCCTCCATAGCGGCTTCAAGCTCGTCCTCGATGTCTTCATAATCGGTTGCGCCACAGCATTTTTCTATGGGGGAAATATCTCGTGCCAGCGTGCCGCAAATCTCAATGTGCGCAATTCCGTTAGCGTCGATGGTCATCTCCTCGCGAGGATTTACCAACATGCTCATGTCTGGCATTTCGTGGTAATCGCCGTTAATGCGAGGCTTCAAGATGCGGTCGATGGCTGCAAATCCTGCGGGGGAAATAAACCACGGCTCGCCGTAGACTTTGGAAATGATGCGTGAAAAGCTCATGGCGTTGGTAGCATGTCAGGCGGTTGCCCGTTAGGAGTTAAAATCCCAAACACACTGCGCGGCAGATTGCTGCGTTCCATGCGTGCGCGGATATTAAGCTCGTCTTGCTCGATGGCGTCGAGGTGCTCGTCGATTGTCAACCCGCCCTCGCCGAGAATCTCGGACATCGAACGCATGCCCGCACGATAGCCCTCAATGGCGTCGCGTGAGGCGTAGCCGCTGTCAGCGGTTAATCGTGGAGGCGAAGTAAAACGGAACTGATACGCGCCTCCCTTGTCCTTGTCAGAGCCCTTGTAAGCTGGCAGCAGGCCCAGTTCAACTGCCCGAGCCACAGCAAAAGCACACCGACGTTTGCACGCTTGCGAGAGGTATTGATGACGGTCGGAAGTAACGCGGTTGACCTGCTCCAGCACGATCCGAGCATTAGCGCCGCCCATTTTATCGAGGCCCCAGACGTATTCGACGGGCCAGCCCATCGCAAGACACGCCTGTTTGATCAGTCGCTCTTGCAATCGGTCTTGCGCCTCAGACGGAATCTCGGATTTAAGCTGTGTGACGTTTTCGCCTGGTTGGAAATACTGGATCGTGCCGCCTTGCATTTGCTCCATGCGGATCCCTGTTGGATTGATGGACGCCTGCTCAGAAAGCGCGTAAGCGGGGTCGCTAACATCAGCAATGCCTGTCTGGTTGGTAACGACTAGGCCGATTTTAGCGGCCATCTGCGAAGCAACTCGGATATCGTTGCCGAGCGTTGCCAAACAGCGAAGGTCAAGAATGGCTGGCGCAAGCGCCGAGATGCCGCGAGCCTGCCCCACTTCGCGAGGGTCGCGGGTAAGCTGTGCGGAGGTTGACGGAATGTCACGGTCATCTGCGGGTGTCTTGCCCAATACGCGGTAGGCAACAGCCCGACCGAGACGCGAGAGGATGACGCCGTTGACCATTTCGAGCCCGGCGTATGGTCCTTCAGTCAGCGGTCCTGTCATCAGGTCGCGAACGCCCATCTGGTGCCACGGGACTTGTTGCAACTGTGGAAAGCCCGTAGCGGTCGTTGTCAGAATCGTGAGCATGTCGCCGTCACGGTCAATCCCGACGGACTCAAGAAATAACCCATCCCACCACGAAGAGCCGTCAACGTAGCAGATTTGCATCCAATCGTTTAGCCACGCCTCGGCGAGTTTTCCCCAAGCTTTATCCTCGCCCGTAAATATCGGGCGCATCGCCTTTCCGATTGTCAGAAACGCACGTTGATCGATAGCCCCGTTGACCACGCCTACATTCCAATAAAGCTTTCGCGCTGCGCTAGTTAACGTGCGCCACTCGCCAACAGGCAACTCTTGGTTAATCCCTTGCGTGTGATTTTGTTGAAACGGTTGCAGCCCCCATGCGCCGCCTTCCACAAGTCGTTGGCGACGATAAACATCATATTCCGAGCGCACGCTTGGCGCGGTCGGTTTGAAAAGCGTTTTGAGTCGTTGAAGGAAACTCATACAAATCGGGCGGTCGTCCGCGTTACAGGTGCGCAAATCCCGCGCTCCTTGTGCTCAATAGCAGTCTGCGCATACATCTGGATATCAAGTGCGCTGAGTGTAGTCCCAATCCCAAAAGTAAATGACGAGCCGTTGACCGTGGATCCGATTAGAACGCCTTGCCCGCCAACGCTTAAGTCAAAGCGCCCATCCCGCAACTCGTAAAGCTCCTCGGTAGACCGGGAGAGAAATACCTTGAGGATGATGCGAAAAACAGGTGCCACAATAATAAGCCCAGCGTAAAGCAAAAGGGGCGCGGGCCAATGACCTCCCGCGCCCCCAAACAAAAACAACCCAGCCCAGAGACTACTCGGTTGCCTGCGGTTCGTCAACCACATCTTCGCTAAGGTCCGGCAGAGCGCCTAACATCATCGCCACGACAACCTGCATGGCTTCGCAATCCCACAGGTGATTCGGTCGGTGCGTTTTCGTCCATCTCTTGCGCGTGCGTTTGGTTATTTTGTCCACCACGTCGCGCTTTCGCTCGGAGTTGAGATGCAGCAAATACTCACGCGGCACGTCGTGTGGAAACTCCCACGTAGGCGAGCCGATTGTGCGAAGGCGAGCCAGGACGTCTTTGACCGGGTCAGACGCCCAATGAAAAAATAGCACCATTGCAGAGCGGCCTGTCTGTTTGCTTTTGGTCGTGGGCGCTGGGACGTAATCTGGCTTGGAAAACAACCGTCGCACCGTCCGGCCCTGTTTGTTTTTCGAGCTGAACCAATCCTCGCCGCGCCCGATGAGCGCCGTCCAACCGTACTGTGCGCAGCGGTCGTAGACAACGCCGTGGAACGAGTTGCCAGCGTCCATGCACGTTTTTTTGTCTGCGACTTTGTAGCGCGTTTGGATCTCGCGCAATTTGTCGAGCGTGAGAACTCGCCCGCAATAAAGCAGCCGAGATGTCCCAGAATTTGTCCACGCTCGGATCACCGCCCAGTAATGATCTTGTTGAACGTCAATCGTCATAAGCCTAATCATCTCGTCCGTGATGCCGCGCCCGTCTTCCATGTCGGCAGCGTTGTAGTCAGCGGCCTCCATCTCAACGCTGGGCAGTTCCAGTTCTTTTGGCCACGGTTGCGCCAGCTTCTTCATCTTGAAGTCTTTTAGCGGTTCCAGCAATCCCAAGTGCTTGGCGTCATTTGCACGGACCCAACTAATTACCAAGTCGCTCCATTTGATCCACCAGACGCATTGCGCCGGCAACCAATAGCTAATGTGCCCCTCCATTGCGTCGCCGTCCTCAGCGACCCAGCGCGAGCGGTCAGCTAATGCTCGACGTGACTGCGTCGTGTCCGGCGTCGAGTGCTCACAGTGCGGGCAGACGTGCCGTACCGACGCGGACAACGCGCCCCATTGCCACTCACCGTGTTCGTTTTTTATCTCGTCATATTTGTAGTTTGTCCAATCAGGCTTGATTAACGCTCCACATTTTATGCAGTCAAACGCCCAGTAGTGCCGCTTGCCAGCGTCCCATTCGTCGTCAAGTTGGTGCGGCTCCTCGTGCGCCTGGCTGACGATGACCGTCTTGCGGTCGAATCGGTCGTGGTGCCGCGCCTTAAACTGGCCGATAAGATTTGAGTACGTCCACGCCTCGTCGAGGAATAGGTGCTTAACGCTCTTCTCCTGAGCATTGGACACGTTAGCGCCACCCGCCATCAGTGCCATATGCGGGAAAATGATGGCGTCCTTGCGTACCTTGAATCGATTGCTCGGCATCAGCGCGGACACCGGCCCGCAGCCGTGCAGGACTGGAAGCAATCGCTGCTCCATCCAGTCCACGGCAGTCTGATCAGTCTGCGTGATAAACAACGATGGCCCCGGATCATGTGCAACAATTAGCGTTGAGAGCGCCTCAAGCAGTGTGGACTTGCCTGCGCCCGTGCAGGCCCGCACGTAGATTTGCCAAGTGCGCGGATTGGAGAACTCAGCGATGACGTCATTCCACCACGGGCCTTGTTGCCGGGTAAACCGCGTGCTGCGTGCGCTGTGCGGGAACTGCACGTGCTCTTCTAGCCAGTCAAGCGGGTCGCCTTGAAACGGCAGGTGAATCCCGCGAGCAAATCCCGCTAGCCTAGGCCGAGTCGTTGCTGCGTCCGCTGCAATAATTGCGTCCATCGTGCCGTAATCCTTTCGCCAATCGTTATTTCGTCCAGCCCAGCAAGCTGCCCGCGCAGGTCGCTAATCATCGCCTGCCCCTCGCTAGAGAGGATGGCAGCAATCATCTGGCTCTCTTCAGCCACTTGAGACGCAAGAACGAGTTCCCCTTTTTCGTGCTTGATTTTGAGGTCGAGTCTTTCAATTTCCCGTTGAAGCTTCTGTTTGCGAACTTCTTTAATATCTGAGCCTTCAGATCGTTTGAAAGCAGCATACCACGCTTTTGCTTCTCGCGGGGTCGTCATTGGCAACCCTTTAGCCACAAGCTCAGAAACTGCTTGTTGAGAAATTCCAAAAGTTGCAGCAATGCTCTCTTGCGTTAAGTCCTTTCGTTTCACAAGTGAAGGTTTTTCGATTTTCGCACAAAAATATAGGAGACGTCTGGACCAACACTCCGAAGAAGGGTCACGTAAAGAGATTCCTTACCGGGGGTCATAGCTCTAGATGCGCCTTCGCCCGTGCGCAGAGCTGCTGCATGCCCGCTCTGCTCATACCCACAGCCTCGGCAGACTCAGCCATTGAGCGGTGCTGCGTGCTGGCCCCGTGCCCGAGTGCCCAGGCTAATGCTAGCGGCCTAGCTAAAGGGTTCGCCTTGGCGTTGCCGTCGAGTACCCAGTCGAGTAGCCTCGGCACGATGACGCTGACCGCGTGCGCCCGCTCACGCTGACTGTACGCCTCGCACACGATAGCAGCCTGCTGCACGTCGGTCGGCGACAGGCCCGCCTCCTCAAGCATCTGCTCAAGGCCAAGCGGTTCGGGCTCATCAAAGTGTGCGTTCGTGTGTGTCTCGTACATAGGTTAAAAGTTGACAGCGGGCGTGCTAACTCACAGAGCCAGCAACAGAATGCCCATCCCGTGCGCACGTGCGCCGCCCGCCGTCTCGTTTCGACTTACCTTTGCGACACTGCCACCTAGTCTGAGGGTGCGTCAACACATTTTGCGCATCTGCGGGATAAATGCTTAAGTTCAGCTAGCGCCCGGTCCCGTTCTAACGTGCGCCACGCTAGCTCAATGCGGAGTTTTTGCTCAATGGTTAGCGGTTCGTCTTGTTCTATTTCGTCGGTCATTTTGCCTCCCGTGCTGCGGCAATTAACTTGTCTGCCTGTTCGATCCACCACGCATCCCCCACGCAGTCAAAATCGCAATCAGAATTAGCAAACCAACCAGCTTTTAGCATCGCCGCAATCTCCAGCCGCGAAGGTTCTGGGCGAGTTGGCAACAATCGTTTCAATATCTGCAATTGTTCCTGATATTGGTCGCGGGTAATTGCAGCGGCGCGTGCCAGCTTTTCAAGTCTTTCCACCTCAGCGCGGGCTTCGTCACGTTGATTTGCAATTCGATCTATTCGTTTTAGAACTTCGCAGTAATTTTCGTAATGTCCATCAGCGCGGTTTTGTTCTGTGTCGCGTTCTTGCTGCAATCCCTCCAGCCTGTCAGCCGCCTCGCGTAGGCACGTTGCCGGAACGTCGTCAGGCGATTGTATGTCGTTGGCTAATATCCGCAGTGCTGCGGCGATTGTTTCTGTTTTTGATTTCATAGTGTGTTTTTGTTGCTCCATTCTTCAAATGCTTTCCAAACTGCTTTATTGGGATTCTGGCATTCTCTCGGTTCTCCGTTTTTCTTGAGCCATAGCGGTCCAAACCAACGGTCGTAATCAAATCGCCAGATGCGCCCGTTGACCTCGAGTTGTTGGTCGGGAGTGTCGCAGACGCTTATAACGGTGTTTTTGTTGAGCCAGATGTCTTTCATTCTCCCTCCTCCCAAAGTCCCAGCGTCTGCAGAAACGCCTCTGCACGTTGACGGGCGGTTGCGCAAAAGAAATGTTTATCATCTGACCATTCTGCTTCGGTTGTTTTGGATAACCATTCCGCATAGGTAGCAGCAATTCCGTCAACAACTATTTTTTCCGCCTCGTGCATTGCGTTGAGGTCTTTGCAGTA